AAAAGCAATATTTACTTTCCACGCTGAGTCGGTTGGAGTAGTAAAATCAAGTGCTGTAATAGGTGAACCGTTAGTTGGTGTTACTTGACCAGACCAAGCCGCATAGGTATTCCCGCCAACATATACAATATTTCCACCTGTACCGGCTGGATTGCTTCCCCCTGCTGGGTTTCCCGCTCCCGCTATCAGAGCCATGAGACTCCTAAGCGAATTGACAGGTAACTATGCAGTCGACAGTCGCGGCCGAGGTCGTCATTATTTCGTAGCTTGCCGAATTCCCTGGTTGTACCGCCAGATCCGTATCAATGCTGACATACATCATGTTTGCGCCGACAGAAGAAGGCATAGCGGTTTGTCCGCCTGCATTGAAAACAGCGTCGCCGTCCCTCATTGCGTTGCCTGTGATCTTTACAGCACCGCAGAACTCTTCTACTGCATCAACAGAAAAAGAAACTGTGATATTTTTTATCGAACTGACGTTGGTCGGAACGGTAAAAGAACTGCTTATTGTCGCGGCTCCGAGTGCCGAGAGTGCCTGGAATGTTCCTGCCGTGGTTGTGCTTTGTGTTACGCTTCTTGTTATTGCTAGTGCCATTGTTTCAGCTCCTCAATTTTAGCGGACCAATAGATCCGAGAACCTTATTTCCACCGAGACTACCTAATACCAGTTTGGCAGCAAGTGTCCCAACTCCAATTTTTATGAATTGGTTTTTGTTTGTTTTGAATGCCGTGGTTAACGTGGTTAATGCCGCAGCTGGACCTTCTGGTCCGATTGCTTGTTTAACGGCTGTACCTGCGTTAGCTGCATCGAGAAATGCAAGCCCCGCGCCAGTCTCCAATAGATTTATGCTAAAGGATCGCTTTCGGCGAGCCCTTCTTGGTTTTCGTCTTACTGCCATGTTTGGTGTAACTCCTGGTTGAGTGGGGAGGCCTTCGAGTCTCCCGCCCTACTCACATATGGGTAGCTACTTAACCTTGTTCCATAGAACGATCATACCGTTCCTGCATTTCTTTATCCCAAACCCATTGGGCCTTATAACCACATTTTACGCACGTTTCCCTGGCTGGAGGATTCAATTCTCGACAATCACGCTGGTCGCATCTCCAATAATCCCTATGCACATCGAATACCGTTAAAGGATCATATGCAGTTAGCGCCATATTTACTACATGTGACCTGGTCCCTGGATTCTTCTCCAAATATCTGTTTATTAATTCTGAAAGTTTTATGTCCATACTGATTGATACGGCCATAACCCCGCGTCTCTTTCTACCCATTATGCTTCTTCTCCTACTATCTCTTTGTACCAACGCAAACAGCATTTACATTTCTTTTTACAAATCATAGATGATCCATTGGATAAGCTCGCTTCCTCATATCTGTGCGAACTTTATCTATTTCCTTAGCTAATAGAAATACCCTCTCAGCATATTCTTTTATTCTATCGGAGGGTACATCATCTAAGGATCCCATTGATTTCTCAGTTTCTTTCAACTGCCTGGCATAAGAGTCTAAAGCCATTGTCTCTCTTATACGAACTAACTCTTCCCATATACTCTGAGTTCTGTCATGTATACTCATTGTCTCACCTACACTTCCACTGGAAACCTACTATATAATATTATACTTATATTTAAAATGAACCAAAAACAACATATCATAATATAATAACTAGAAACCAATATACCTATATTATATATATAATATTAAAAAAATACTACTTTAGCCCTAGTTTTTCGCTTTTCTGAGGCTGTTTAGGGGGGGTGTTTTGGCTCTCTGAGCCCATTAGACCCCCTATTCCACCCCTTTTCATCAGGTATTCGGCCACAAAGCCAAGTATTGGGTTGTCCTTTGTCACTGCCTTGATTGTTGCTTGGCCTGTTGCCTGGTCTATTTTTTTACTGGCCGCTCCCAAAGAACCAAAAAAAGAAGATTGAAACGCTTCCAGTTTTTCGTGCATTCTTTCGTCAATTTCATTTACAATCGGATCCAAAGCTTCCAATAACATTTCGTCAGATTCAGAACTTCTAATATATTCAACCCAAGCATCTCTTGACAAACCTGCAATAAAATGAGAGAGGAACCAATAAAATAAACTCCAGAAAACGGCAAGTCCTATTAATTCGAAGGCTGTAATTTCCATGTTTAATCAAAATCGGGTACACATACCCAGTTGTCAAATTGTAGGATCGCTTTCTTTCCTGGTCCGCAGTCGGGACGCAGCCCTGCTTTAGAAGTAGGAGGAGTAACGACACGCGCCTTAGGTGAGACAATGCCGCTATCCTCGAAAAGTTTTAACAATACAATTACCGCCCCGAGATTCATATAATTACCTTGGGAATTTTAGCACCTAAAGCAAGCAAGCCTGTGAATTGTGTAGCAACCCAACTTTGAGGATCCGTAATAAGTTCTTTTTCCGCCTTGGCCACTGTGTCGGTTATGCCGTCTTTAATGTCCTGGCTAACAGCTCCTACTTTATCTTCCAGATCTGAAATTATATCACCTGCTAATTTGGCGCCAAAATATGCGCCAACTAAACCCCCAAGAACTAAAGGCGTGTTTTCATTGTTTAACAGTGCTACAACGTCATCATGTCGCCTTTTGGCGTTTACTGCCTGTTCCTGGAGCTTTGTTACCTTCTTGAGGCTGTAACCGTCAGGTATCAGTGCATAAGCCATTCAAATCATCCCCATCGCTTTCTCTCCGAATAAGAGATACATGACACATACTCGAAGTAGCCACTGTTCCAACGACTTCCCAGACATGTCTTGAACTGACTCGTTGGCGTTGATGATAATGTTCTTGCCGCCCATTGGCCCTGGTGTTTCTACCATTCATTTAACTCTCATACTTGCATTGTCAACAACCTTATGCAATTCTAACAGTTTGTTTAAGGACATTGGCACAAAACTAGCAGTTCCGTGTCCTAACTTGTCATTAGTAAGATCATAAAGATCACGATAAAGATTTTTAAATTTGCGCTTTACCTGGGCTTTAGTTAGTTTCTTCCTGGGCATTACTGGATCGCCTCCAGTGTTAAACATACTGTCGTAGGGATTCCACTAGTATCAGTGGTTTGACAAATAAATTCTATTTCTGAAGAACCTGCCAAAATTAGTGAGGTATCATCAAAATATGCACTACTTTGGGCGCTTGGATGATTAAAACGTTCGAATATGATCTCTCCATTCTGTTTTAATTCATAACCAACCAGTTCTCCACTAGCTAAAGTGCTTGTATCAATCCCAAAAGCAATATTTACTTTCCACGCTGAGTCGGTTGGAGTAGTAAAATCAAGTGCTGTAATAGGTGAACCGTTAGTTGGTGTTACTTGACCAGACCAAGCCGCATAGGTATTCCCGCCAACATATACAATATTTCCACCTGTACC